ATTCGCACCGCAGCGGCGGAACCTTTGGCCGCCCTGAAAAACGGCGTTGTCGTGCCGGTGGTGAATACTGACACTGTCTTTGCCGATACTGTTTCAACAGTGCTTTCCGGTGTTCCTGCTGCTGTTGCGCAGGCAGTTTCTCCGACTGCGACGGCTGCCATTGCTCCGGCTGATGCGGTGAGTGGCGCACAGTCTGACAGTATAGACCCTGCTTCTGCGACCACATTGCTGATCAACGCTGTAGAGAAATTGCGGACAGACGGCGCAGCACTGGCGATGCAATCTGCTGATCCGGCATCGGTGCGGGGTCTGGTTCTGGGTGCTGCAGCGATGACGGCGGCTCAAGCCGTGGCTGCGGCATCATCGCTGACGTATGCGAGTCAGGACGATGCTATTCTGTCACGTGACCGGCTCCTGGCCATGCTTGATGCTCTAGTTGATGACATTGAAACACTGGCTGCAACATCGGGTGCAAACATTCCTGTCAGCGGAATGCTCGGCGCTGTGCGCGACAGTAAAGCCGCTATCACGGCAGATATTTCAGAACGTTTGGGCCGTTTGCCTGCCGTTGTTTCTGTTGCTGTTCCTCGCGCAATGAGTGCGTGGCTTGTGGCTTATGCCGTTGCCGGTGATACGCCGGACACTGTTGAGAGCGTCTGGGCAGATATGGTTGTACGTAACGGATTGAGACAGCCCGCAGTGACGGGGCCAGGTACTGTTAAAATGCTGAAGCAGGCACAGGCATCATGAGTGGTACAGTAACGACTGTTCAAGAGCGGCTCATGACTGTGATGATCGGCGGGAAAGTTCTGAAGACATGGAGCGCGTGTGAAGTCGGGCGTGACGTGGCCGATATCGCGGGGGCTTTTCGGATTACATATCTGGACACGGCGCGGGCATATGACGCGCTGGGCGGTGACACGCCAGAATTCGCGCGGGTGCGTGAGCATGACCCTGTAACGATAAAAATTCGTGGCGAAGTGGTGTTGAAAGGCTTTGTTGACAACATCCAGCTGCGTCTAGCCGACAGCCAGCTTGAGGCGATTATTTCAGGCCGTGATGTGACCGGCGATATGGTTGATTGCTGCACAAATCCTGTTGGGCCGGGAGAATACAGGCAGATTGATCTGGTGACCGTAGTGGGTAAGTTGGCCAGCCCATACGGTATAGCTGTTCAGAGTGAAATTGATCCTGGTGCGCCGTTTACCTTGGTGGCGGTTGATCCTGGTGAACGCACCATGCAGACGGTTGAAAAACTGAGCCGTCAGCGGGGTGTGTTGGTCGTTTCAGACGGCATTGGTGGGCTGCGCCTGACCAAGGCCGGAACAACCCGTGCGCCTGAAGATTTGCGCATTGGGGACAACATTGAGGAAATTGACGCTCAGATTGACGTGCGAGAACATTATTCAGATATCTGGATTAAAGGGGCCTTTAAGAGCGTTTTAAGACCTAAAAAAGCGGCTCTTGATGCCTCGGCAGCACCGCTGACGGATACGCCAGGTGCGGCCCCTGCCGCTCCAACGCACACAAAAACTGAAAGTCAGGCGGTTGTACGTTACGGGCATGCGATTGACCCGACAGTGAAGCGCTACCGGCCTGCCGTGTTTCTTGCTGCAACGCAATCAGGTGGGTCTGAGGCGGCGCAAACAGCAACAGACGTACCGCTGGACAGTGCTGCGCAAGGTTTGAGTGCGGATACCGGACCAGCGCCGATGGCGTATCATGCAGGCAGCCGCCGTGCCGCGCGCACAGCCCGCAAGCCACGGACAGACGCTAGCCCTTGGACGCTGCAAGATCAGGCGGATTGGCGGATGCGTACAACACGGGCGCACGGGACAATGCGCATTTATACCGTGGCGGGTTTGGCTGCACGCAACGGCGATCTCTGGAAACCCAATGCCTTGGTCTATGTGCATGACCCCTACAGTGGGCTTGATCAAGACATGCTGATCGGTGCGGTAACTTACGTTGATGACGAGAGCGGGTATAAAACCCGCATCAGCGTGGTACCACCGGACACATATGATTTAACCGGTGACAACGACCGCGTTAAAAAAGGCACACGCCGCAGTGGCCTGATCAATGGACGTGCCGGATGAGCCGCGTGCGCGATCTGTTCATGCAAGTGCGAGGGCTGTTCAGTCGGGCAGTCGTGAATGATCTTGATGATACCGGCAGCAATCAGACAATCACTCTGACTTCGCATTACGGCAGAACGCGCAGCAAAGTGCCGGTGCATTATCCTTTTGGCTTTTCAAGTCATGTCCCGCATGACGGGGCTGTGACGGCGGTTGTTGCAGCTGGCGGTGATCATGCAGACCCAATTGCCCTGCCACCCAGCAACCCGTCTGCTGCCCGCATGGGAAATCTGGCGGAAGGTGAGACGGTCCTCTATGACGCCGTTGGCCAGAAAATCTATCTGAAGAATGGCAAGATTGTTCAGATAGATGCCGCAGAGAAGCTTGATGTGCGTATTGCCGGAACGTCTATTCTGACTGTAGACAAGGACGGTGCAAGCGTGACCGGGACGTTGACTGTCAGCAAAGACATTATTGCCCAGGGCGATATGACCGCGTCTGGAACTGTTACAGGGCAGAAAGACGTTGTAGGTGCCGGGAAAAGCCTGAAAGGCCATCAGCACAGCAGCGGCAAAGAAGGCAGCCTGACGTCCGCCCCGGTATAACCCTGAACACTGAACCAATCCCGCGTAATCCCGCATTACGGGGGAATGGACACACCCACCACCCTTTATATGCGCTCGAACGCAAATGGACGGCTTGATCTTGTGGTTCAGCCTGGTGTGGGTGGCCGTGGAACGCTGGCGGTAGACACTACGCTGGCGACATCAGCATCTTTGGCTTTGCAGTGTGACCGCCGCGCTGAAACTGACGATACACTCCCAAACGACATAGACCTTCTACCAGCCCAGTCAGGTGGCCTTTTGGCGCGCCGAGGCTGGGTCGGAGACGTTCTGAACGACGTTCGTGCGGGCTCCAGACTGTGGCTGTTGGCGCGCGGTAAGTGTGATGAAACCGATCGCCTGCTGGGTGCGCATTATGCTGACGAAAGCCTTGATGCCGTTGCCCAGTACTGGGGTGTGACTGTGTCTGTTGGCGCTGCTCTGTCGGGCCGCAATACACTGAATATAACAGCCCAGATTGGCGTAGTTTCTGTTTCGCGCAGTGTGAGTGCAAGCGCATGAGTTGGGCTGTTCCAACAACGCGAGCGCTGGCGCAACGGCTGGCAGCCAACATGCTGTCCCAGCAGTTTACGGCATCTGACGGCACTGTTGTGCGCCTTGACCCGAACGCGCCCAACACACTTGAAAACGTGCTGGGTGTCGTGTGGACGTTAGCGCTTGCCGAAGTTTACAGCGCGATACGTGATGAGCTGTTGGAAATGATGGTCACGACAGCTACGGCAGACGGTTTGTTGCCGGATCACGCTGAAATGTGGGGTGTGCCGCGTAACCCCGCAACGGGTGCTATCGGTACCGTGCTGGTGACGGTTAGTGCGCCAGTAACGCTGCCGATAGGAACGGCAATTGTGTCTGACGGTAGTGTGCAATGGCTTGTGACCACTGCAACGACAATTGCAGGCGGAAGTACGGGGAGTGTGCCGGTTCAAGCTAATACGACCGGAACGGTTGGTAATTTGGCAGCAGATACGGAATTGACATTAGTTTCGCCTGTTGCGGGCGTGACCACTGTTGTCGTTGATGCGCAAGGGCTTGCCGGTGGCGCTGCCATTGAGTCTGTTGAGAGTTGGCGGGCTCGTATTATTTCCAAAATCCGCAGCCCTGTCGCTGGGGGCACCGCAACAGATTACGTGGGTTGGGCAACTGACGCCGGGGCTGCTTATGCGAAAGTTTTGCCGGATGCCTATGGTCGGGGCACGGTTGGTGTCATAATTGCTATGCCTGGTCCTGCCGTTCCGACAGATGCACAGATTGCTCAGGTGCAATCATATATTGCAGCGCGACAGCCGGTCACGGCCAAAGTTACTGTCATTGCGGCCCAAATGGTGGAGCGCAGTCCAACCATTTTCTTAAACCCTGACACAGTTTCTGCACGAAAGCAGATTGAAGCTGAGCTGACAGCTTACTATCCGTCAAAAGGCATTGGCGGGAAGCTCTACCTGCTCGAGATCGTGTCTGTTCTGACAACCATTAACGGCACAAGCAATGATCTGCTTTTGCCAACGGCAGACGAGCAGTTGGCCGATAATCAGATCGCTGTTCTGGGTACGATTAACTGGCAGGGAGCATCATGATCCGCACGCCGCAGAAAATACGTGACGAGTGGCTGCACGATCTTATGCCTCCCGGTGCGATTGAACGCAGTGAAGATGGGAACCTTGCGAAACTTCTTCTGGGTTTCGCAGGTCCATTTTCAACGCTGGAGGGTGATATTGACGGGCTTGCTCTCGAGATTTCACCAGGAACCGCAACTGGGCTCCTGGCTGATTATGAAGCCGTTCTGGGGCCTGATCCTTGCGGGCGTGACAAAGGTGGGTTGAGCGTTGCCCAACGGCAGGCTCTTGCACTCCAGCGGTGGGTTGCCGCATCCGGCGTCACGCCAGATTTCTTCAAAAACATGGCTGCAGCAGCGGGCTTTACAATCACGATTGAAGAAACTGACACACCTATTTACGGGCGTGTGAGGATGGGTGCCGCCCGGTATGGCACGTCTGAAATGCGGTTCGTGTGGATTGTCACGCTGCCAAGCACAACAACCGGTCTGGAGTGTCCTATGCGTCGATTATGCCCTGCACAGGCGACCCTAGTTTTCAAATATGCGGATGCGGCCTGATGGTCGATTTCACTGAAACCCCAGGCTACGTGGTGGATGATCAGGGGCGCAGACAATACGCTAACCGTGATGACCCGAATTTAGTTCCGGGAACAGAAATTGACGCGGTTGACCACAACCAGGTGCGCAATGAGTTAGTTTATGCGGTCAAGTCAGCAGGCCTCACTCCGAGCAATGACGATGATACGCAGTTATGGACTGCAATTTCCCGTGGTCGTTTGTTGCGCATCGTCGATGTGCAGTGGTCTCAAATCTATACGCCGAGCTCTGATGCACGGGTGTTGATTGTAGAGATTCAAGGCGGCGGCGGAGGAGGAGGAGGTGCTCCGGGATCTGCGAGCGGCTCCAATCTGTCAGCGTGTGGGTCTGCAGGAGCTGCCGGGGGATATGCCAAGATTTTCGTCGTTCTGGGGGTGTTGCCGATCAAAGACTATCAACTCACGGTTGGTGCGGCGGGACAGAGTTTTCGCGGCGCGGCGGGGGGCACCGGTGGCGACACGTCATTCGGGTCTCTCGTTACATGCAGAGGAGGTGTCGGCGGTGAGATAATCACCTCAATGTCTGTCGGGAATGTGGCCTGGTCTGGTCAATCTTTAGGCGGGGACGTGAGTGTTACGGAGACAAAGGGAATGCAAGTGATTGATGCCTATCAGGGTCAAAACGGCATGAACGCATTTCTTGTTACGAGCCCGAACAATACTACTGTCAGCACACCGCTGCCACCCGTGGGCGCGAGTAGCCCGATGGGCACAGGTGGCGGCAACGGCGTATCGTTTGATGTTGATAGTCAAGTTGCCGGAGCAAGAGGGTTTGGCGCGGGTGGCGGAGGAACAGGCGCAACTGGGGTGGGCTACATGCGGGGCGGATCGGGTGCTGCGGGCCGAATTTTAATACAGGAGCTGGGCTAATGGCAGTTTCTGAATATGCAGTTTATCGGACAGTTGCTGTTGACGGCTCGCTCGTCGGTACTGTCGTCAACCGCGTGATGTGGGATGGTATGCAGACATGGACGCCCGGAGAAGGGCTTGCTGTTGTAGCAGATCCGAACAGAACATTGCGTATTGGCTCTGTTTATGAGCCCCAAAATGGCTGATTTTGTCTTTAAGCGTGGCACAACATTTCTTGTGACGCTGATCTGGCGCGATCAATCCGGTACGCCGGTTGATATGAGCCGAGTGCGTATGAGTGCTGAATTGCGTGATTGCACGAACACTCTGATTGCGCCGCTTGATTGCTGCGCGGTGCCGGATCAGCCCGGCACCTACACCCTGTCTTTTGCGGGTGACACTAGCTTTTGGCCGCTGACAGTGCTGCGAACTGATGTGCAGATTACTTCGCTTAACGGCTTAATTTCTCAAACACAAACACTCACAATTTCTGTGATTGATCGGGTAACACAATGACACAAGCTGTTGATCTTGCTGCTTCAAACGGTCCTTTAAATGTATCAATTTACGGATCTGCTCCGGGCACGCCTGGCACGGGAATTACAAGCGTTGCAATTAGTGAAGACGGAAAAAATCTGGTAGTTGGGATGTCGGATGACACTGAAAAAACAGTGCCTCTGCCTGATTACAAGGGTGCCAGCATTGCAAGCGCGTCTGTTGATTCTGATGGCACTGAAATAGTGCTGACGATGACAGATAAAAGCACTGTGAAAGTGCCGCTTTCGAGTGTTGTTAGTGCTGTGGCAGCCCTTGTGGCCCCGGTGGCGGTATTGAGTGCTGCCGACAGTGCATTTTTGCGGCCTTCATCGCGGCTTCCGACGCGTTTTGATGATGCGGGGCGTGGGGTTTCTGTTGGTGATTTGTTCGTTAATCCTCGCGGTGCGTGGCAGGCAGTTACTGTTGACGAGGATAATGCGGCCTGGATGCGCCTCGGATCTCGTGTGCCGTCTGCTGTCAGTTCCGTGCCCGGCGTCACTGCTGCTGCCGCGTGGGGTATTGATGCAGTCGTGAGCGGATTTACCGGGCCGAGCATTGACATCACGACAACTGTGGGAGCCAAATCGACAGTAACGACGATCTCAGTCGGAGCAGACGGCACAGCCAGCCGCGCCGCGATCGGGGCTGTTCTTGCTCAGAAAGATGCGGGCACATATGCGTTTGTCACGCAGATGTATGATCAGACGGGCGGCGGCAATCATCTTGTTTCAATAAAAACAGGCTATGGTCCCATTATTGGGGAAACTCCGCTTTGCGGCGATGTCGCAGTCGCGTTTAACCAGTCTCCAAACGGACAATATAACGGCCTCACTGTTTCGATTGAAAACGCAGCGTTTAACGGGGATTATTCTGCGTTTGTATTTGGCGCGCTAGGGTCACTGAACGATAGTGCTGGTTCATTTGACCCTGTCATGCAGACGTTTGACGCGGCAGGTCCGACAAATATTCTTATGTATTCGTCTCGCGGGGGCACGCCGCAGCTGTCGCTGTATGATTACAATAAAGGCGTAACGACTGACTTCAAGCGTTTCGCAGATAATCAGCCGGATGTCATCGGGCACACGCGGTATGGCGGTTCTGGGGTGATGTATCAAGGGGGGCAGAGCATTAAGTGTGATCTAAGCCCCACAACTCTCAGTCCAAGCGATTTTGTCGTAAATTTTGGGCCATGTCCGAATGCGGGCGGCGGGTTTAATAGTCCGGTTATTGCAACAGGTTTTGCTCTTTACGGGCAGTCTCTGTCTACTGATCAAGTTACTGCGTTGCGGGCAAATTACATTCTGTCAAAAGGCGGTAATGTTGCGCCAAAACCGGTTCATATTATGTGCATCGGTGATAGCCGCACGGCAGGATACCGGAATCCGGCAAATTACAACTGGCCATACCTTCTGCCTGACTTGCTATGCGTTGATGCATCCGTGACGATCAACGCTGTTTCCGGCATTACTGCTGCTGACATTATTGCGGGCGGTCCGCTTGATGCGGCAACGGCATGGGTAAAATCACGCCCGCAGAAATGCGTCAGTATTGCGACGGTCTTTGCTGGTATTAATGACCAGGGCAAGATTGGCAACGATCCCGTTGCTATCAGTGGGCGGATGCAGACAATCTTGCAAACGTTGTTTGATGCGGGTCTCGATCACGCAATTCTGTTCGGGGAGTCAGACCTCACGCTCGACCCGTATTACAAGACCGTAGCTGATGGGTTTAGCGATAAAGTCACGTTCATAACGCCGCTCGCCGACGCTTTAGGAACTCATGGAAAAGCATTAGGGCTAAAGTGGGATGACGATGTTCATCCGACACCAGCGGGTGACGACTATATTGCGGCTTATGTCGCGCAAGCACTGAATGCATATCTGTCAGCTGACGTTTTGCGTCCGTTGTTGCCGACGGCGTAACTATGATGAGCTTGATCGCTCTGTGGCACAGTTATGCGCCCCTGGTTGAGAGTCTGGGTGGCGGTGGCCTGCTTGGCTGGTACGGGCGTGTTGCGTCTGTAAAAGCTGCTGAGCGCCGGGACAAACTGCAAGCCGGAGATCAAGCTCTTCAACTGAATGCAGCACTTGCTGCGCGCGAACAGAAACTGACAGAAGAGCTTGAAAAAATAAGTCGTGCACACTGGTCTCTGCTCGCTCAAGTCGAAGAACTATACGTTGAAGCAATTGCAGCACGTTTGATTGTGCATGAGTTAGATGTCGCGGCAGGCATGGACATGAGAAAGTTCAAGCCGCTGCCGCCGTACCCGTTCCCGGCGCAGAGCGATGGCTTTGCTGCGGGGGCTACAGCTGCTGGTACAGCTGAGCCGCGTGCTGAGAACACGCACGTATGAAACGCCCTGCACCCCGGTTGGGGTGTTTGGGTTTGTGATGGTGACTACAAGTGAAGTCAATTAAAGCAGTGAAGCCGGTTGCCCCATACATCGGGGGCAAGCGGAGACTTGCGGCGCGACTGATTGAGATACAGTCAGAGATCCCGCATGCGGCGTATGTTGAGCCCTTTGTCGGCATGGGCGGTGTGTTTTTTCGCAGGCCCTGGGTCAGCCAGTCTGAGATCATTAACGACTTTTCACGCGACGTATCGGGCTTATTTCGAGTGTTACAAAGGCATTACGTGCCACTCATGGACATGCTCCGATGGCAGCTGACGTCGCGTGATGAGTTTGAGCGTTTGAAGTCTGCTGTGCCGGATAGTCTCACGGATTTGGAACGTGCTGCACGATTTCTATATCTGCAACGCACAGCATTTGGCGGGAAAGTGTGCGGGCAGAATTTTGCTATGGCAATGCGTTCCGCTCGTTTTGATATTCACGCGTTAACTGAAACGCTGCAGGATGTTCACAGGCGGCTCAGTCGCGTGACGATTGAGTGCCTGCCGTTCAGTGATGTGCTGAAGCGGTACGACCGGCCAGACACTTTGTTTTATCTCGATCCGCCTTATTGGGGATCTGAGGGTGAATACGGCGCTCCCTTTAGCAGGGAGGATTTCCACGTTTTGCTGGCAGCTTTGGAGCGGCTGCAGGGGCGGTTTGTTCTGTCGATTAACGACCGGCCACAAGTGCGTGAGATTTTCGGCGGGTTCAATTTGGAGGAGGTGTCAGTGCCTTACACAGTAGGTGGAGGGCAGAAGAACCGCCGGTTTGGTGAGCTGATAATCACCAATTAAAGGGCGCTTAAGAGGCTATTAAATGCCTCTCTGTAGAGGGCTAATGGGCTGGTTTTTGGGTTCCAAATTATGTGGCTATAGGTTCCAAATCATTCGGCCCGCTACA